TTTTAAGTCCTGTAATATGGAAACTTTTGATCTTACTGGCGTTATGAAACGTGAGTATTTAATCAAGAATCTTCCATGGCTCACCAGTTATGCCGCTGGTACCGGCATCACTGAAATTGATTTACCAGATGATCTTTTCCTTCAGCCCTTTATTGCTGATAAAATTAAGGATTTTATTTGGTTTCGTGGTGGAGTTAGAATTACTGTTCGAATTGTTACTAACCCTTTCCTTTATGGGAAACTCTTGGTTAGTTATCATCCTCGTCCAACTAATATACCCGCTGCCATGCTAAATGATGTTCCTTGGTTATCTTCTCTTCCTCACATTGTCGTTTCAGCTGCGGCTTCAGAAGCTGCAATTTTCGATATTCCTTTCATTTCTGAGTACCGTGCCATTTCAACAGTCCAAATTATGACCGCAATTATGGGTGCCGTTCGAGTCAATGTATTGAATCCCTTGATTAATATCAATGGAGATGTTGATTCTGCAAAGATTATGGTTTATGCTCAATTTCTTGAACCTGAACTATTTATGCCTTTCACACTCAATTCTGGTACTCCTGAACCACTTAAAATCACGGACTCTCATATTCAACTCCCTTCTCAAATTTTTACTGAAGAAGAAGTTGAAGATCTTGGAAAAGAATATCCTGATATTTCTTGGACTAGAGAAGACTTAGATGATTTTAAGTCTTATCTTAAATCCAAGAAATTACTCTCTCCTTTTCCTGAGGTTAAACCGGAACCAGTCTCTGAAATTCTTTCAAATAATCCTGAAGTTAACTTTCCCTCTTTGAATCAATATGATTTCTGGAAAAACTTCTCACTTGAAACTCAGAGCAAACATTTACCCCCAAAGCCTAATTCTAAAGGTGCTCCTGCAAAAGAAGCTCATGCTAAATCAACTTCTGGTTCGATTTCTTCATCACTTGAAGCTGCTGCATCTGTATCTAGTGTGCTTTCTTCAGTTCCATTTGTTGGACCCTATGCTGCACTTGCTACGGGTGGACTTTCCCTTGCTGGGGGCGCTGCTAAAATGCTAGGATTGGATAAACCCACAACTCTTAATAACACACAAGTTATCAAGGTTGATCCACACTGGCACATTAATTATGGTTCTGGGCTTGATTTAGCTCCAAAAGCTTCTACTTTTCCTGAGTGTGCAATCACAACAACTCCTAATGTTGGTGGTCAAACTGCAGATGAAATGGATCTCCATTACATTGCAGGAACACCAACCTTAGTTGCAATTGTTGGGTTGACTCCCACTTCAGGAACAGTTATCATTGCTCGTTCTAATATTAATGAGTATTGCTATTGTGATACTGTTGCTGGTTTATTCAAATACTGGTCTGGTAGCATTAAGATCAAAT